AAAGTAAAGGCAGGGGAATGGAAAGGCTTTTCAGTTGAGGGGCTTTTCAATGTCGAATATGAGGGTAGTGTCGCTGCCGAACTCAGGGCAATGGCATCTGAACTAAGTAAAATTTTGCACCAATTTACAAACAATAATATTTAAAGAAAATGAACTTCACAAAAGAACTGGCCGAATTGAAAACCAGCTTTTCGGCATTAACCGAAGAATTAAAAATGCGCTTTACTGCTGAGGCAGAACCAGCGGCAGAACCAAAAAAGTTTGGCGAAGCCACTTTGGTTGACGGCACAATCGTAGCATTCGAAGGCGACGCACCCGCAGTGGGTGGCGCACTTATGGTTATCAGCCCCGAGGGCGAAGTACCAGCACCGGACGGAACTCACGAAACTACCGACGGGCAGTTGATTTCAACCGAGGGTGGCATCATTACCGAAATCGAAATTAAAGAAATGGAAGTCGAAGAAGAGGCAGCCGCACAATTTGCAAGCCTTGAAGTGTTCGAAGCCTACCGCACAAGTGTTGAAGACAGACTCAGCAGCATCGAAAAGAACCTGATTGCAATGCTGGGCAAAGTTGAAGAAACTTTCAGTGTGTTCGAAAAGTTCGCAAACCAAACCCCCGAGCCTGCTGCACCCCAGTTCGGCCACAAGAAAACCGAAAAAGACAGCGCAATTAAAGCATTCGCATCCTCATTCAAAAACCTTAAAAAATAAAATAAAATGGCATTTGTAGTATCAGGTTTGACCGATTACACCAAAGAAGTCAAAACCGACCTCCTCGTTAAATCAATGTTCAGCGGTAAAACTGCATCTTTGTTGCAGGGTGCTGGGCAAGTTGTTCCCGGAATTAAGAGTGCAGAAATCCTGCCCTTGCTTTATTCTGATGTTTATTTCCAAACTGACGGATGCGGTTACACTGCATCAGGCAGCACCACAATCAGCAAAAGAACCCTGACCGTTGGTAAAATCAAAATCGAAGAAACTTTGTGCCCTAAAACACTTGAAACAAAGTACACTCAGATTGGTTTGGCCGCTGGCGCACCCGTTGACCTTGGCGTGTTCCAAGAGCAAATCGGAAACGAAAAGGCTGCAAAAGTAGCTGAAGCCCTTGAAACTTCAATTTGGCAGGGTGATGCAACTGGCGGTGCTGGCAACAGCGGTTTCTTCGACGGCTTCCTAACTATCCTTGGCGACCTCGGATTTGGAGGTGCTGGCGACCCTATCGAAGGCAACCCCACAACTGGCGGTGGTTACACTCAGTTGACTTCTTTGACTTCTTCAAACATTGACGAAGCCATTGCAAAGATTTACAGCCTTATTCCTGCTGGCGTACTTGGCAAAGAAGATGTGTTTATCGCAATGGGTACTGATACCTACCGCACTTACCGCGCTTGGTTAGTATCTGCCAACTTGTTCCACTACGACGCTGTTGAAGCAACTGCAATGGAAATTGTTGACCCTATCAGCGGCATCAAGATTTACGGGCTGCACGGAATGAACGGAACAAACAAAATCGTTGCCGGACGCTGGTCAAACTTCTTTATCGGAACTGACATGATGAACGAAGAAGAAGATTGGAAAATGTGGTATTCTCAGGATAACGACGAAGTTCGCTTCCGCGCTTCAATGAAGTACGGAACGCAGATTGCTTACCCCGAAGAAGTGGTTTATTTCAAACTTCCATAATTAACGAAATAGAAATTTTAACCCGGGGGGTGGGGAACAACCCTACCCCCTTTTAATTTAAAAAAAACAGATGTGTATCTTAACTACCGGATTTACTCTTGATTGCAAAACGCAGTCGGCCGGAATAAAATCAATTTACCTTGTTGAATTTGGCGCAAAAGCCACTTTGACAAAATCATCAGGTGAGGTTTCAGCCCACACCCTGAACAGCCCCAAAGTTTATTTCAAGTACGAACTTGAAAAGGAAACTACCGCAATGACTTGGCGTACAATCCCGTCAACTGAAAACGGCACGGTGTTTTACGAAGCAGAAGTGAACGCCCGTTTGCACAAAGTAACCACCGCACAGCGCAATGAAATTAAGTTGCTGGCACAAAACCGAATGCTTTTGATTGTACTTGATGCAGAGGGTAATTACTGGCTGCTGGGTGCTGATTATGGCGTTCAGTTGCAGCAAAGCGAAAGCAATTTCGGGCAGGCGTTTGGAGACTTCAAAGGTCATGTTCTTAACTTCTTGCACAAAGAAACTGATTTGCCTTTGAAAGTTCAGTCGGCTGTTGTAACTTCGCTGGGTCTTTCATAAGTATTTGTTCATAGTATTTGCAAGGGGGTGGCTTCGGTCGCCCCTTTTTTTTGCACACTTTGAAAATGGGTACATTTAGGGTTGATGCTCTACATTACTAAGGGTCAAAGCAATTCAGTAATCATAACTGGCCGGGAAAAGGTTACAATAACCTCGCCCGTTTATTTGTTGGTTTTTGACTCGCAGGTAAGCTATGACCAAAAGGCATTTATTGTGGCCGATAGCAGCACACACCCGGCAAGGTTTCAAGAGTTCACATTTACCGAGGGCAGCACAGCAGCCAAAACACTTCCAATTGGCACACATTATTGGAGGCTCTTTGCCCAGACCAGCCCCACCAATTTAGACCCGGACTTGGCAAACGAAGAAATAGACCGGGGTATAGCCGAAGTAAGCACATCACACACGAATTTTAATGACCATGAGGTCAACACAACTATAAAACAGCACCACATCGGATGAGTTTTGAACTACTAAAAATCACATTTGCGGAGTCTAAACTGCCAAAGTTCAAAGAACAAAAGCAAAAGGGCTTCGTTACATACGGGGAAAAGAACGATTTTCCTGATACGCTACTCGAATTTTACAAGCGCAGCCCAAAACACGGGGCTATCGTAAAGCAAAAGGCAAGGTTCACCGCTGGGAGTGAGTGTGTAATTGAAGGCAATCAGGCGGCTTTAAAGTTGATTGACTTTGTTAACCCTTATGAGGGGCTGCATGATTTCAAAGCAAAGTTGGCATTGGATTACGAGATATTCAATGGCTATTGTTTTGAGGTGCATTACAACAAGTTAGGGCAGATTGCTAAATTTTACCATGTAGATTTCAGCAAAATTCGGACAAATGACCACAGGACATATTTGTACCTGCAAGACTGGCAGAAATACAAGGCGGATGAAGTAAGGACTTATGACCGATTTAACCCCGATACAGCCGAGCCGTTTAGCGTTCAGTTGTACTATTACCGGGAATATGATGCAGGGCTGGGAGTTTACCCATTACCCCCGTACATTCACGGGTTGCAGTATATTGAAATTGATGTTGAGATAGCCAACTTCCACAATAATAACATTCGCAACGGGTTTTCAAATGGAACGCTGGTGCAGTTGTTCAAAGGCGAACCGACACCGGAACAAGCCCGTAAGTTTGAAAGGAAGTTTAAGGATAGAACCACCGGAACGGATAACGCTGGGGGCTTAATCATTCAATTCAATGACGGCAACGAACGACCTGCCGAGGTTAATCACATACAGCCCAGCGACATTGACAAACAATTTCTGCAACTCAATGAAACGGTAAACAGCGAGATATTTACGGCTCACAACTTTCCACCTATCTTAATGGGGCAAAAATCAGACGGGCAGTTGGGTGCGAGAAACGAATTGATTGAGGCTTATGAGATGTTCCATAAGTCCTATGTGAACAACCGACAAGCAAGACTTGACAGTTCACTTGAATATGTTTGCGATTTCATTTATCCGGGCGTACAGATAAGCACACAAGACAGCGAGTTTATCGGGCTTGATTATGTGGCACTGGCAAACACCGGGGTTATTTCAGTAGATGAAGCCCGTGTTGCGCTTGGGTTAGGAGAAGCTGAACAGAAAGTTGTTGACAGCGCACAGCGTATAATTGAAAGCATCAACAGCCTTTCGCCATTGGTGGCAAACAATGTGCTGTCAAACATGACAATAAACGAAAAGAGGGCGTTGGCAGGTCTTGCACCAATAGCAGGTGGAGATGTGTTACAAGCAGCACCACCAGCCGATGCAGCGTTTAAATTCAATGACTTTGAAAAGTGGCACGATGACGACCTAAAAGTGTTTGCGCAATTTGGACAGCCTGAAAGTCAGTTTGAAATGGTGAAGTTCAACTTTGCCGAACTTTCAGAAAAGGAACTTGCAATCATGGGGGCGGTAAATGATAACCCAAAGGCAAGTATCAAAGAGATTTCGACCGCCTCACGAATAGCCGAAGATGAGGTTATCAAAATACTTCGTGTGTTGCAAGACGCTGGTAAAATCGAATGGACAAACACCGCCATAAAAATTACCGACATCGGGATAAACGACATCAGCGACAGCGGAGGCACACCACGAATTGAACTGAGGTATAAATATAATGTGAGTCCCGAGGCAAAACCACTTAAAACACAATCACGCCCGTTCTGCATTGAAATGGAAAAAATGAATAGGTTATACACCCGTCAGGATATTGACCAAATGACTGCGATTTTGGGTTACGATGTATGGAGGCGCAGAGGCGGCTGGTACACCGTGCCGGATAGCGAACCAGCAATACACTTGCCGCATTGTAGGCACGAGTGGAAGCAGGTATATGTAAGGAGGCGCAACAATGGCTAATTTTGCATTTTTTGTTTCGGAGCAGGATGTTAAGAAAAACACCCCCATTGATGAAAATGTGGATAGCAAAATTCTGCAAACTGCTATGCGGACAGCGCAGGATATCTACATCAGGGACATAATTGGCTCGGGGCTTTACGATAAGATTTGCGACGATATTAACGGGGCTGGTTTGGCAGGTGATTATTTAACACTTGTAAACAAATACATTGCGCCTTGTTTATACCATTACATTGTAACTGAAAGTATGCTGCCTATGACCTTTAAAATGATGAATAAATCGGTCATGACAAGGGGTAGCGATAATTCAAACAGCGTGGATTTAGACCAACTCACACGAATTGAACGCGAATATCAGCACAAAGCGGAATACTACGCACAAAGGTTGCGCGATTACCTTCTCGAAAACGACACTAAATTCCCGTTGTACTTAAATCCGGGCGACGGCATCGATGTAATTAACCCACATTCTCAGGATATGCTGGGCGGTTTCTTCCTCGGATATGGTGAAGACGATTGTTTCTTAAACTATGACTTTCCAAAATGAGTAAGGTTAGAGAAAAAAACGAACAAAAGGCCTTAATATACTTCAAAAAACATGGTAACGATAAACCAACTGCTAAACGCCCTTACAACAGCCGGGGAAAATCACCGGCAAATTAAGGCGGTCGTTACCAACCTTGATTACAATGTAGCCACAACTGGCGACACATTGTACCCATTGATGCGAATATTCCCAGACGGCAGCCAAATAGACATGGATAGGGTTGTATATCGTTTTGCGCTGGCCGTAATGGATAGACACCGCGAAGATTTCACGGATGCCGTTGAACGGATAAGCGATATGCATCAAGTTTTATTGGACATTTACGCGACACTTCGCTACATATACCGGAACGATAGTTCGGGAATGTGGAAACTCGAAGATAGCGCAACACCTTTTTATGACGATAAAACCGACATCGTGGCAGGGGTTGCAAGTGTGTTTACATTTACGGCATCCAATACCCGTGATTTCTGCGATGTACCGAGCAATGACTATGACTTCCCAGGATTAGATTTGTCGGGATTGCAAGTTATTGACGGGGGCTATTACAATTCAAGTTTTTCAAACATAATAAATGGAGGCATAGCGTGAGTTACATCACCATAAAATTAAGACGCGGAACAGCCGCACAATGGACAGCCCAAAACCCGGTTCTTGCCGAAGGTGAATTTGGTGCTGAAACCGATACACGAAAGTTTAAAATCGGTAACGGGGTAGGGGCGTGGAACTCGCTTTCATATTGGGGCGGCTCAGGTGGTGGTGCGACCTTGTTTACTGACCTTACCGATGTGCCGCAAAGTTACACCGGGCAGGGCGGCAAACTTGTAAGGGTAAAAGCCGATGCAAGTGGCTTGGAGTTCTACACCCTTACAATTAGCAGTGGCGATGTAACGACAGCACTCGGGTTCACCCCTGAGAATGTGGCGAATAAATCCACAAGCGTTACAACTGATTTAGCTTCAAACACAAAATATCCTTCCGTAAAGGCGGTTTATGACTGGGCGGTGGCGACATTCACCACAACCGCAGCGGTGGCAAGTCAAATCACAACTGCATTAAGCGGCTATGCAACTCAGGCATTTGTAACCTCCCAGGGATATATTACCAATGTCATCACGGCTTTGGGCTATACGCCAGAAAATAGCGCAAATAAAAAGACATCGTTGGCCGACAATAGTGACACCTTCTACCCCTCGCAAAAAGCGGTTAAAACGGCTGTGGACGCGAAACAAGAAACGCTGGTATCAGGAACAAACATCAAGACAATAAACGGCAACAGCGTTGTTGGAAGTGGCGATTTAACCATTTCAGGCGCAGCGGACATCTTAGAAATTCAAGTATTCTCATAAAATGGCAACATTCACAAAAATATTACTATCAGGCAGCACTGGCGGTCGCCCTATTAAAGTGGCTGCATCGGGAACACCCGGCACAACAATTCACACAACTCAGGCAAGCAGCGGAGTTATTGATGAAGTATGGCTGTATGCAAATAACACAAGCACAACACAAGTAACATTAACTATTGAAATGGGTGGCACAACATCGCCAGACGACCAGATTGTTGTCGCAA